CATACCATGTGAATGCATCTGGATTTACTACGATCATTGACTGATCACCAGTTGTGTAACCATCAAGTGAACGAGAAACATAAAGATCCAAGCCAGCAACATTTCCACGAAGTGATTGAGCAGAAACTACTCCACCAGCGTTTTGTGGTTGTGCTGCATTGTAAATTGGGCGACCGCTATCGTTGTAACCCATGATGTTACCCCATTGGGTGCTGTTCACAATTAAGTTGCGAGCAAATCCAAGTGAGCCAGAATAAACGGTTGCTGCTGCTGCTGAGGTGAAACCTAGCAATCCTGCTGCTGTGTTGTCCTGAGTTGCAGTTGCTAATGCGCAAGATGATCCAAGAACTGAAGCTGCATAAGCATCAGTTGTCTTTGCATAAGCATATTCCATTTGACGAACTAACTCATCAAAGAATGCTGGTGATGAACGATCTAGCAACTCGACTGAGAATGTTTGTCCGCCAGCGAATTTTTTAACATCAACTGAAACGAATGAAGCTGCTTGATCGGTTGTATCGATTGCTGCTGCCTCTGCCTCAAGTGTTACTGTTGGAGCAGTTGTGATTTTAGGAATTTCAAATGTCATTCCTGATGCTGGTAAAACTCCGCGTGATAATGCGTCAATTAAACCACGATCGGCATTTGAGATGCCGTTGATGATTTCAGTTGATTGTGGAGTTGGAATTAAACCAGAGTTGTTGCTGGTTGTGTCGGCAGCCATTACATACTGACGGCTTTCCTCTGAACCTAATGCAGCACGAACTGAGTGCTCCAAGTAAGTTGCTTTTGAATTGATTGGTGAGCGTGGCTTTGTGTAAGCAACTGACTGCGCTGCTACTACTGCCACAGGCTCAGACTTTGCAGCTTCTACCGCTTCGGTTGCGATAGGAGCATCTGAAGTTATATCAGACACTTTGTCCTCCTGTGTTGTTGTATCCTCAGCGGTTGCTTCGGAATTCTCTGCTGGTGTTTCTGTTGCAACTACGCGTTCAACGCGAGCTGATGCGATGGCTGGATCTGCGACCAAACTGACCTCAGATAATGAACTTTTGGAAATAACCATTGCGCCATCTTTGTTATCCCATGCATCTACCATTACGCCAACAGAAAATCCATCTCTCAATCCTGTGGCTGCTTCCTCAAGAGCATCATCAGCTGCAAAAGTTTTTGCTAACTTAAATGTTCCTTCTAAACCTTGATCATTGGCAGTTATATCAATCAATTTTCCTAAAGGTCGGGTTTTGTCGTGCTCTAAAAGCAATTTGACGGGTTTTGAAAAATCAATGCTGTCTTTACTAAAAATTGTCTTTCCTGCTGATGTGTTTCCTGCTTCATTCCAACTAACGATAGTTCCAGAGATAGTTCTCTTGTTTGTATCGGCAGCGGTTATTGTAATTGGGAAATTGATCTTCATCGGATCAAGTCCTCCTCCTCTTGGATTTGTTCAACGCTCATCGCGCCGATGCGGTTTAGGATTTCATAAACTTGAGCACGCTCTAATGCTGAACCTCTCAAGAAATCGTCAATATCAAAACGAACCTCAACACCATTTGGCACAAAATCTGCCATAGATAATCTTTGCTCAATTGGTGTGATTATATTTCTCAAACTGAAATCAATAAGGGCTTTTCTTTCCATAACAGTCGTGCTATAAGTTTGGCTAGTTAATTCAGCAGATAAGAAACTTGCCGGAATACCAACTGCTCTGGCTAATTCTGTTGCGAGGTATTGACGGGCTTCATTTAATTGTAATTTTTGCGGATCAAATCCTAATGCGGTTAATTCAACATCAGCATTTAGAAATGCAGTTGCTCTTGTGTTTCTAGCAATTTTCCAACTTTCAAGAAGTTTTGTAATTCGCTCTGGTGCAAGATTTGTTCCATTTGATTTTAATACCATTGTTGGAACTGGCTCTTTAGCGTATAACTCAGCCGCCTTTTCTAATTCTTGAGCAGCTCTAATTGTGCGACCTGCACGATTTAATACACCTTCATCCAGTCCGCTGAATACGATTAAACTCATTATTCCTGTTGCTGGAACATGCATTCCATCAACCATGTATGAAGTAATTTCAGTTTGATTTGCATTTAGATTGTAAGTAACTCGATCAGGTGCAACTCTTGTCCATGCACGAACTCGACTATTATCTGATGCAGCATAAGCATCTAATACTTGACCATAAGCAACGCCATGAAATAATAAATCCTCAGCAATCCAAGCATAAATAGCAGAACCAGCAATTCTTGGATCTGGTTGCATAATTACTCTGTTTGGATCTAAATGTTCTTTTGTAAAATGATTATAAGTTTCTAAAGGTAATGATCCAATTGTTGAACAAATTATATTTCTTGCTCTAGCAACTGATGGAACTGACATTGCTTGCTCACGCGTTGCAGTTTGTGCTCCATAAAATAATCCGCCAACAGCTGACTGTAAATTGTAAGGCGTATTAGCGGCAGCAACATCTGTTTGAATTGTTGGTGTCTGATTTGTTAAAAATCTATCAAATAATCCCATTAGCACATAATATACCATAAAGTCTAATTTAAGCGATTTGTATGTCTGTTTCCGTTTCAGGTTGTGTCGCAAAATAAGTAACTAATGCTGAGGCGACTGATGCACAAACCGCAACCCTGCTTGCTCGCCTTCCAATAATCCAAGATCCATCACCGAATGGCAATTTTGCAGCTGATAATGTTTGTTGGGTCAATTCCTCTTGACCTGAATGCTGCAACCTGTGTGAGTTAATTGCTCCAAGCCATCTGTCGCAACTTTCCGCGTATATTGCTCCATCCATATCGGTTGTTTGAATTCCGGCAGAGGCTAAACGACTTGCAACTGCCTGACTTGTTCTTTTGCTATAAGCCACAGTTTGGGTGTTGTATTTTCTAACATAAGGCGCAATATCATTTGCAACTGCTAAATCGTTTAAGCTGTAATCGTTTGACCAAGTATGAAGCAATTGAATATAAAATCTTTCACCCGATAATCTTTGTGCAGCAACTAATGCGCCAAACTTTCTATCAGGCGACAAATCAAGTCCGAGCCAAGTAGGTTGTTCAGGATCTAGCGGTATTGCGTCTATTTGACACATTGCCCACTTTTGCGGATCAATTGCGCTGTTTATTGTATCGACCCATTGCGTAAGCAACTCAGTCCTAACAATATCCGGTGGATCATTTATTGCAGCTTTAATGTTATCTGGGTGAATTGTAATTCCTAAGGATGGGTTGGCTTGAGCAAATGCAGACCAGTTAATCTCGCCTGACGGAAGGTTGATCGGCGCATCTGGTTCGGCACTCCACTCAAACCACCCAATCGGGTCATTGGTTGTAGCTGATGCCAACGCCCTCTCACGCAATTTGTTTAGGATTACGGAATGTTGATCTCCTGCTGATGAATACACCCATACTTGCGGATTTTTAGCACTCATCATTGAGTAACGCATTGATGACCAAGCATCCTCATCTTTGTATTCTCGCAATTCATCCATGTGAATTGTTTCGGGTTTGCTTAAACCTCTAGCTGCATTGTTGGCAGCCTTAACAACAAACCGCCTGTTGCCAAATAACTCTATTTCCTCTGCGCCATGTTGCCACCTGATTTTCTTAACTTCTTTCTCAAGTGCCGGATGTTCCTCAATCAATGCAACAATCTGTCTAAATGTTTCAAGTGATGTGGTAAGTCTGTGAGCTGATGCAAGCTGTAATCCTTCGCCCCACACAAACATGCCGGTCAAGATACGCAACATCATGAATGTGGATTTTCCATTTTGCCTTGACAGTAAAAGTCCAACCTCATTTGTAGCCCAGCGATCATCCTCTTTTACTTTGTGAGCATGAATTGCAACAAACTTTTGCCAATCCATCAGCTGTATGCCAATCTCAGTTGCAAAATCGATCATCTCTTGACCTTTAGACGGCAAATCATTGAGTTTTGAGCAAATACGCGGTGTTTGAACACCTCCTAAAGTCGATTGAGCGTGATCTAGGATTATCTCTCCAGTTTTGAGGTCAATCAATCTGATCCAGTCTGATCGTGGCTGATCGAGGTGTTTTGTGGGTTAGAAAAGGAACG